GTGTGGTCGGCGCGTGGCCTCTCGCTGGTTGACGTAGTCGAGGTCGGCGGCGACGCCGACGAGGACGACCTGATGGCGCGCTTGCTCGACATCGCTGTCGAGGTTGTTGAGCTGGCCGCTGCGCAGGGCCGCGACCCGCACGAGGTGGCGCGCGAACTCGCTGGACCCCCACCCCAACCCCGACACCTACGGGCTGTCAGTTGACCCGCGAACGAAGGGAGCCGTGAACCGTGGCTAGCGCTTTGGCATCCACCTCAATCCGCCTTGCGACCGAGTACGGCAAGGCGATCGTCGACCGCGAGCACCGGGTAGCGCCTGCGGTCCACGCGCTCGACAGAGCGGAGACCGACGAGGAACGTGAGGCAGCGGCCGGCGAGCTGCTCGCCGCCGTCGCTGTCGCCGACGAGGCGTACAAGCGCCGGGTCGATCGCATCCTCGTCCACATGGTCAGCACCGACCAAGAGCACGTCCCGGCGGAGCGATCGTGAGCGACGCCAGCGAGCCGCGAGGCGGGCGCAACCTCGACCAGGAACGGCGTGGCGAACGGGCCAAGCCGACGCCGCGCTTGATCCGCAAGCCGATCGCGCTGCCGCCGATGCAGCGCGTCCAGACCACGCCGCCAGAGAGCGGCAGAAAAGGAGGAGACCAATGACGGTCGAGGCTGTTGTAACCCTGCGCGTTCCACTCAAGGGGGTGCGACCCGACGACGACCCCGGAGACCGGCTCCGAACCGCGACCCAGCTCGTTGACGCGATCCTCCCCCCCGACGCGCTGCCCGATGGCTCCGAAGTCGCCGAGGTGCGGACAGAGATCGTCGACACGGAGCTGGCGGCGTAGATGGGACGGGCGCCGCGTGGCTGACACCGCTTCGACTGAGGGCGGGACGCCCAAGACGGTCGCGTTCAAGAACGCCGACCTGCAGGAGGGATTCACCCAGGTCCCGAACGCGATCATGCGCGACCCGACGCTGTCGGTCGGTGCCCGCTTCACCTACGGCTTGCTCACGAGCTACGCCTGGGAAGACGAGACCTGCTTTCCGGGTCAGGCACGGCTCTCGAAAGAGGTCGGCGTCAGCGACCGGGCCCTGCGCGGCTACATCGAAGAGCTGGGGGGGCGAGGCCTCGTCGTCAAGAAGCGGCGGGGGATGGGCAGGACCAATCTCTACCGCCTGCTTACCCCCCAGGAAGCGGCAAATTCTGCCGATCAGGACCGGAACTCAGCTTCCGGTCAAGAGCGGAACGGTGCTTCCGATACTGACCGGAAGCCAGCTTCCGACGAAGAAGACACAGGGAAGAAGACGCAGGAGGAAGAAGACGAAGACACACATCTGCGTGTCGGGAAACGGGCGGTGAGCGCCTACGAGCAGGAACTTTGCCGGGAGATCGTTGGGATCTTCAACGAGGTCTTCGGCACCAGCGCCACCTTCGAGGCGAACTACGAGAAGGTCGTGCAGCGAATCCGCGAGGAACCGGACCTGGGCGGCGCTGATCACCGCCGGATCATCGAGGCGGTCTTCGGCGGCCATCACTGGTGGGCCAAGAGCGGCGCCCCTGGCCTCGGCGTGATCTACGGCAGCCGCCAGCAGTTCGAGCGGGCGATCGACACCGCGGCCGGGCGCCCCGGCGCTGACGGCAGCACACCCGCGTCCATCTACGACCAGCACACGGAGGTCGCGAAGGTATGAGCACCACCGCCGAGACCGAGAAGACGACCTGCGAAGGGTGCGGCAAGGAGTTCGCGTACCAGCCCGCCACCTTCCGCGGCAACACCCTCCCGCCGCCGCCCCAGTGCGGTGATTGCGACGACTCCGACGAGGCGAAGCAGCAGGCCGAGGAAGCTGCAGAGCAGGCCCGCGACCGATTTCACCGTCGCGTCAAAGCGGCCCAGCTCCCGAGCACGTTGCTCGAGGTGGCCTACCCGGACAACACGCACGAGGCGGTCAGGGAGTGGGGCGCCGGGAAGATCCAGGGCCTTTGCCTCACCGGCACCGTTGGCGTGGGCAAGACCTACGTCGCCGCCGCGGCGACCTGGGACCGCCTGCACCGCGAGTCGATCCGCTGGGTGCGTACAGCGCAGCTCCTCACCCACCTTCGGAGTGGCTTCGGCGAGAGCGACAGCGTCACCGCGAAGCAGATCATCGCCGGCACCGGCGGGATCGTCCTCGACGACCTGGACAAGGTCAACCCGACCGAGTACGGGCGCGAGGTTCTCTTCTGCGCGATCGACGGGCGAGTCCAGGAGGGGTCGCCGCTGCTGGTGACGACGAACCTCACCTTGGGGCAGATCGGCGACCGCCTGGGCGAGGCAGTCGCCTCTCGCCTCGCTGGCTACTGCCGCACCGTCTCCATGCAGGGCGACGACAGAAGGGTGGCGCGGCGTTGATCAAGAAGTCAGCGAAACAGCGCGAGCATGAAGACCGCCGCAACCGGCAGGACCGGCACCCGACCGCCGGGGCGGTGCCGTGGGCGGGCGACGACAGCACCACCGGCGACGACGCTGTCCCTGTCGGCGACGAGGTGCGCGTGTACGAGGGCGATCCCTTCAACCCCGCCGGCACAGTCGACACGGTCGCGGAGAAGAGCTTCGCCAAGCCGCCACCCGAGCCTCCATTCAAGCTGACCGGCAAGCAGTACCGGGAGCTGACTGAACGCCTTCGACCGCGGATCGCCTTCCCCAAGGAGGAGCCCTGCCCGATCACCAAGGGAGAGGTCTACCCGGTCACCTCAAAGCTGTCGTTCGTCGTCACCGGCATCACCGAAACGAAAACGGAGTGGGAGCTGCACTACACCCTGCTCGACGATCGCGCCCACACCCTCGGCAAGCTCAGCGGATACGTGGACGGCGGCCGGGGCGCCATCGCCACCCGGAAGGGGATCGAAGGCGAGGGCGAACGCCTGGGCGGCCCGGAGTTCAGCCCCGAGACCGAGCCCGAGGCCGTGGCCGAGGAGGAGAGGGGGCTTATCGCAGCCGAGAGCAAGGACGAGACCCTCACCCGTCTGCAGCAGAACCGAGTGAAGCTCCAGGCCGACCACGACCGGATGCAAAGGGAAGGTCTGCCGTCGACCGTCCTGTGGGGGATTCGTCGGTCGATCGCGCAGCTTGACCAGCGCATCACCTACCTGAAGCACGAGATCGCCGAGCAGCGCCCGGAGAAGGAGGCGGCGTGACTCGCTGCCACTTCTGCAAGGCGCCCTTGGCCCTGCGCTCCTGCGTACGTCCCGGCGGGCTGCCCTTCTACTGGTGGGCCTGCGGCTGCGACGACGCTGAGCTCGCCCGGCCGATCTGGACGCTGAGGATCACGAGCTTCGAGGACGTGGTAGCCGCCGCCCGCGCCTTCCCGGAGTCGGTGCGCTTCGTGCTAGCGAGGGTGACGCCGTGAGCACCGCCGTAGCTGACCCACTCGCCAGCATCCCGACGATCTCCGACGACGACCTCTGCCACCTGATCTCACCGGGGGTAGCAGCGGCAGCCTGTGGGGCACCCGCGCATGGGAGCTGCGCCGGCACGGAGTGGGTCGGCCAGGAGATTTGCCCGGACTGCTCGCGGCGAGTCTGCCCCGAATGCCTCGCCATCGGCCGAGGGCGATGACGATGGCTAACCGGAGGAAGAACCGCAAGCGCCGCCCGAAGACGGGACCGCCCTGGTGGCCCTGCGAGAAGACAGGCAAGCAGGGCTTCGCCTCCAAGCTCGACGCCCTGACGGTGCTGGCGAATGCCTCGCGCACGAGGGCGACCCAGCGCACCTACAAGTGCGGGCACTGCGGGCGCTGGCACTTGACGAGCAAGCCCAAGGTCGGGCTGTCGTGACCGAGCAGAAGCGCCGCCCTGCGCTGACCGAGCAGATGGTCAAGGACGCGATCGTCGCGGAGTTCGGTGACGCCACTCGCTATGTACGCCCAACCTGGCAGAGCGGTCGCTACACCCCCGGCGTGCCAGCGCGGGGCTCGATCACGGATCAGCTCGTCGCGTTGACCGGCGTCGCGAAGGCGGGCATCGACCTAGCCGTGCTGGTCCCCGGCCGCACCGATACGCGCTGGATGCACCAGTACTGCGCGCCGTGGGAGGTGCGGTTTCTGCGAGGCCGCGTGCGCTTCGAGGGTCACAAGGGCCCCGCGCCCTTCCCTTCGGCGGTGGTGCTCATGGGTCCGATCGCCGAGCCCGGCACCGTTCGCTTCTGGGACGTGCCGCGAGCCGCGGCTAAGGTGGCGGCATGACTGCTGACGGGCTACCGGCAGACCTGCCGGTAGCACAGACGGCGAGCGAGGCGCTGGAATCCCAGCGGCGCTGGCTCAGCATCGCGGCGATGGAGCCCGACCCCGATGCTCGGGCCGAGGCCTTGGAGCGGGCTTCGCGGGAAGGCAACCGCGCCGTCGACCTGGCGCTCGAGGCGGCCGACGACTTCGACCAGGCGATGCGCGAAGTCAACGCAGCCGCCAAGGCGACGCCAGGGGATTTCCAAGCGCTTCAGGACCGTCTTCTCGAGCGAGCCAACCCGCACCCACCCGGCAGCTTCGCGGGGGAATGGTGGCTGCTCGCCCGCCGTGTTGAAGGCCTCTTCGCGCCGGCATGGGACTGGCTTGAAGATCGCCCGGTGAATCAGCTCGTCGGCGCGATCGTCGTCGTCTTCCTCATCCTCGTCGCCCTGTCAGCGGCAGCCGGGAGCTGGGTGCCGCTCGGCCTCGGCATCGTCTTCTGGTTCGTCGGCGGCTGGTTCGTTCGGCGCAACACGAAGGGCTCGCCGTGAACGTCGCGGTCCTGCTCGCCATCATCGCGATCTGCGTCCTGATCATCGTTCGCCGAGAGAGGCGTCGGCGTCGTCGTGCGGCGCGTCTATAGTTCGGCTCGTCCGGTGGGGTCCCGCAACCAGCTTCGTGCTCAGGCGGCGGGGCCTGCAAAGTGGCACCTGGGTACTCCTATGCCAAAATCGGACACGAGGCTCCCCGCCTCCACCCCGCCGCCGGGCGCCTGGTAAGCGTCCGAGACAACGGCGGCGGGAATCTTCTCCCTGGCGATATCGCGGTCAGGGAAGCCGGACGATCGAGCCTCGCCCGCGTGCCTTGGCGACGCGCGGGCAGGCCGATCGCCGATTGCTGCTGTGGTGTAACGAGCCGATCAACAAGCCAGCACGCGGGGACGAAAGCAAACCCTGATGCCCGATGCGCCGGAGAGTTCCAGGCGCGGGGCGCCAACGAGCGGATATGACGGGCCGCTCGACCTCGAGGAGCCGGGTGACGAATCGGAAGCCCCGGCCAGCAGCACCCTCAACTTCGCAGCGACCGGCGGGGTAGCTAGCTGCGTTGTCGTTGCAGTAGGCGACCCCCCGGCGATTGAACCTCGCCGGGGGGCACATGCCCACCGGGAGCTATCCCCGATGGACGACACCCACGGTCGCAAGCCGTGGGCGCTCGGTCAATCGACGAGGGGGAGTAGCTCCGATGCGACCGTTCTACGACAGGGACGGCATCACGATCTACCACGGCGACCTACGTGAGCTGTGGCCGATCGAGGCCGAGGTGATCGTCACCGATCCCCCCTACGGGATGAACTACCGCAGCGGCCGGCGCAAGTCGCACGACTCGCAGCCGATCGCCGGGGACCGCGACACCGAGCTTCGCGACTGGATGCTCGAGCAATGGCAGGACCGGCCTGCCCTCGTCTTCGGCACCTGGCGAGCCGGGCGCCCGATGTGCCGCACGCTGTTGGTCTGGGACAAGATGCTCGGGCCCGGCATGGGCGACCTGAGCCTGCCGTGGGGACCGGGCCACGAGGAGATCTACGTACGCGGTCAGGGCTGGGTTAAGGCCGAGAAGCGCCAGAGCAACGTCCTTCGCTTCAAGGGGTACGCCTCACGCGACGGCGAGCGCCCCGACCACCCGACTCCCAAGCCCGTCGAGTTAATGCGCCACCTCCTCGAACGCTGCCCCGCCGGCACCGTGCTCGACCCGTTCATGGGCGCCGGCAGCACCCTCGTCGCGGCCAAGCAGCTCGGCCGCCGGGCGATCGGCGTCGAGCTGGAGGAGCGCTACTGCGAGATGGCGGTGCAGCGCTTGGAGCGGGTCGATGCCTGAGGACCGCAGGCGCCGGGTTGAGAACGCCGCCCTCGTCGTCATCGCCGTGGGTTCGCTGGCTGGCATCGTCGTCATCCAGAGGCAGATCGACAACAGGAGGTAACCGCTGATGCACGACGACAAGACCTGGGACCGCAGCGACGACAACACCGGCGACTAGTGACCGCCGGTCCCTTCTTCGCCGAAGTCAACACCTACACGCGCGTCGCCGGGCACTGGCTGCCCCGCGGCGTACACCTATGGGCGGGCCCGGTCGGTCTGCACGTCTGCTGGCCGGATCTCTGGAACTCCCGCTTCGACCACTGCCCGGCCTGGCGCCAGCCTGTCTAGAGGTGGACACCGTGACCGACGACGAGCGCAACACCCTTCGCGCTATGGCTGAGCAGCCGCAGCGCAGATGCCGACCCGAGAGCATCGGCAGCAACGTCGACCAGATGGAGTGGCTCGAGGCGCTCGGCTGCGTCCAGCGTGTACCGACCGCCGAGGTCGCCATCTACCAGCTGACTGACAAGGGACGCGCCGAGGCTGCGCACTGATGGCCCGCACGCTTCGGTCGTGCAATACCTGCGGGCGAGTCTGCAAAGGGAAGTACTGCCCCGATCACCAGCGACAGGCCAGCCAAGAGAAGCAGGCCAGTCGCAAGGTGAGCAGCGGGTGGGAGTGGACGCGGATCACCAAGCGCATCAAGGAGCGCGATGGTCACCAATGCACCGAGATCCTTGAGGGAGGTGGCCGCTGTCCAGAGACCGAGGGTCTTGAGGTCGACCACGTTGTAGCCCTGGAGGATGGAGGCAGCAACGATGACGACAACCTGCGGACCCGCTGCGCCGAGCACCACAAGGAGAAGCATCGTCGTGAGCGCAGTTCCCGGACCCCATAGGGGGGCCGTTTCATCATGGGATCAGCGCTCTACGGCACCGCCATTGGGCTTCCTGCGAAAAAAAGCGATATCGCCAGGGGGGCGGGTCTGAGTGGCAACCAAATTCACGCCTGAGAATCGGGACGGCATCCTCGAGCTGCTCGCCGATGGCCTCAGCCTCAAGGACGCCAGCCGCGAAGTAGGCGTTCGCGAAAAGACCGTCAAGGGCTGGCTCACTCGGGGGCGGAAAGAGGAGGACGGCGAGTACGCCGAATTCGCCGCGGCCGTTGACAGCGCTCGCGAAGAGTTCGAGCAAAAAGAGCGCCCGATGAGCGAAGCGGAACTGCTCCTAGCCGTTTCGCGGGCCGCCAAGAAAGGCTCAGTGGCAGCGCAAAAACTTCTATGGGACATGCTCCGGGCCAGCAAGGGCGACGAGGGCGGAGAGAGCGAGAGGAGCCCGTTCGATGAGCTCGAGCCCGACGACGAGGGGGCGAAAAAAGCCGGGTAGGAAAGCCTTCACCGTCGACCACTTCCGGGCCTACGCTGAGCTGCTGGTGCTCGACACGAACGAGCGCTGGCCGATCCGGGACTTCCAGCTCGAAATTGCAGAGAGCTTCTTCGCGGACTTCAAGGAGATCTGGGCGATCATCCCGGAGGGGAACGCCAAGACGACGCTGATGGCGGGCATCGCCCTCTACGGCGCCGACTTCGCCCCGAGTCCCTGGATACCGATTGCCGCCAGCTCTCGCGACCAGGCCGAGATCATGTTTGGACAGGCCGCCGGTTTCGTCGAGCGGACGCCGGGCCTAGAAAAGCGGTTCCGAGTCTTCGAGGGCTACCGCAAGATCAAGAGCCTTCGCAACGGCGGCAAGGGCATCAAGGTCTACGCTGCCGACCAGGGCACGGGTGACGGCGTGATCCCCTACCCCTTCGCCCTGGTAGACGAGGGACACCGGCACAAGGATCTCGGCTTGTACCGCACTTGGAAGGGCAAGCTGGGCAAGCGCGGCGCCAAGATCGGGATGATCTCGACTGCCGGCGAACCGGGGACAGACTTCGAGACCACGCGGGATTCGATCCGCGACAGCGCCACCGATCGGCACCGCGAGGGCTCTTACCTGCGCGCCGAAGGCGGCGGGGTGGTGATGCACGAGTTCAAGGTGCCCGACATCGACCAGGCGAAAGACCTGGCGGTCGTCAAGCAGGCGAATCCGCTGCCGACGATCTCGGAAGCCGACCTGGCCGAGAAGCTCGGTAGCCCGACGCTCGACTACGGCGAGGACTGGCTGCGCCGAACCTGCAACATCGCTTCACGCTCGGCCCACGCTGCGATCACCGACGAAGAGTACGACCGCGCCTACACCGACGAAATGCCCGCCGAGGGCGAGGCGGTCGATGTCGGGCTCGACATCGCTTGGAAGTACGACACCACGGCGGTCATCCCGCTCTGGGTCCCCGAGTACCACAGGCGAGTCTTCTTCGATCCGAGGATCTTGGTCCCCCCAAGGGACGGCTCGATGCTGGAGTCGCGCTTGATCAAGGAAGCGTTCGAGGAGATCAACGAGCGCAACCCGATTGGCCTCGTCGTCATGGACCGCGAGAAGGGCGAGACGATCGCCGAGTGGCTGATCGAGGAGCTGGGGGTCAAAGTCGTCGACCGCGGCCGGACCAACGAACCCGCCAGCCAGGACTACGTGAACTTCATGGATGGCCTCCGCGAGGGTTGGATCAAGGTCCCCCGCGATCCGACCTTTCGCCAGCACGCGATGAACGCGGTCGTCAGGAATCTCGCCGGTGACCGCAAGCGTTTCGACCGCCCAAGTGACAGCCGCCGCAACCCTCGCGAGCAGGACCGCCGTGTAATCGACGGTCTCGACGCCGCCTCGATGGTCCACACCGTCGCGGTCGCCGAGCTGCGGGAGGAGTCGCCGACCGACTGGTACGCCCGCAACCGAATTGGAGTCCTATGACCGCCGTCTTCATCGCCTTCGCTGTCGCCCTGCTCGTGGCCGTGGGCTCCGTTGCCGTACTCGTCCTCCGCCGCCGCTCCGGCTTGCGCCGGCGCCTGCGGCGAACCCTCGTCGTCACGACCAAGGACGGACATTCCTTTCGGGGAGTGTTGGCGGCCGAGCACGCCGACTGCCTGGTGCTCGAGCAGGCCGAGCTCCTCGACGAGCAGTTGACGATCGGCGGTCAGGCTGTCCTTCTGCTGGCGAACATCAGTTGGGCCCAGGACGTGACCGGCGTTCCGCGCCCAGACGCCACGGCGGAGGCCTCAGGGCGGTTTGAGATCGAGCGGAGTGCGGTCAGGTGACGGTCGTCGTTGACGACCACGGCCAGATCCTGCGGACCAGTGACGGCCGGGATCTCGTTTCAGGTGGTCCTTATCTGAAGTCCACCGGCGGGCGCAACACCATCGCCCGCCCCTCGGTGCCGTTCGGCATGTGGGGCAGCTCGACCCTGACGCTGATCGACGGCCGCGCGATCTCCTTCGCCGAGATCTACCGCACCCAGCCGATCGTCGCCGCTGCGATCAACGTCTTCGTCCGGCAGATCTCCCGGTTGCCGCTCAAGGTGTACGAGAAGAACAGCCAGAACGAGCGGGCCCGCGTCACGAATCACAAGCTGGTCGACCTGATCCAGAACCCGGCGCCGCGGTGCGGCGCCACCCAGCTCAAGCAGTGGATCGCGATGCCGCTCCTACTTCACGGCAACAGCACGCTCCTCGGCAGCCGCCCGCGCGCAGGCCAGCCGCCGAACCGTCTTTGGCCGCTCGACTGGCGGTGCATGTGGGCGCACTTCGACAAGGGCGAGCCGATCCGCTTCTGGCAGACCACGGAGTTCGGCTTCGTCCAGCCCCTCGACCCCGCCGACGTGCTGCACATGCACTGGGAGTCGCCGGACGGGCGAGTTGGTGTCTCGCCGCTCGAGCAGCTAGGAATGACGGTCGGCATCGAACGCTCGGCGCAGGAATACCAAGAGTCCTACCTGCGCCAGGGCGCCCGGCCGCCCTCGGCGATCACCATGCCCGAGGGCTACAGCGGCGCTCCCGGCGTGATCATCGACGCTGATCTGCGGAAAGAGATGCGCGAGGACATCGAATCCGCCTACGCCGGGTCTCAGAACGCCGGCCGCCCCGCGTTCCTGCCGGGTGGCTTCAAGTGGGAGTCGATCGCCCACACCGCGCACGAGGCCGAGCTGATCGAACAGCGCAAGCTCAGTCGCGAGGAGGTCGCCGCGGTGTACGAAGTACCCCAACCCCTCGTCGGCATCCTCGACCACGCCACCTACTCGAACGTCGCCGAGCTGCACCGGATGCTCTACACGACCGTCTTGGGCCCGTGGCTGACCCTGATCGAGGAGAGCTTCAAGGCTCAGGTGATCGACCCCGAGCCAGCCTTCCAAGGTCTGTTCGTCGAGTTCGACCTAGCCGAGGTTCTGAAGGGCGACAAGGTCAAGGAGATCAACGCCCTCAAGATCGCCGTGACGACCGGCCTGATGACGATTAACGAGGCCCGCGGCGTCCTGAACCTGCCGGTCTTCAACGATCTCCCCTGGTGCAACAAGCCACTGATCCCGGCGAACAACCTCAGTTCCGAGCCAGGCCAGCCGAAAGGCAGCACGGCTGACATCGAAGCGGTCGTTGAGCGAATGCTCGACACGCGGGCTCTCAACCCCTAACCGGAGGACACACATGACCGTCACTAGCCGTGGGGAGCGGATCGCTGCCCTGTCCGAATTTCGCCAGTCACCCTGGGCTGTGCGCCAGGAGGTGCTTGACGCCGTCTCCAACGCGCTCGCTGCCGGCGACCTGCCGCAGACGGAGGCGCTGCGAGGTGCCGGTGCGCGAGGGCTGGAAACCCACGGCGACCTGGCCGTGATCCCGCTGCGCGGTCTAATCACCCCTCGCGGCTCCTTCCTCAGCCTCCTCTTCGGCGGCGGCGGTGGGCTGCAGAGCTTCAAGCAGGCGCTTCGCGAGGCGCTCGCCAACGACGACATCAGCGCCATCCTGATCGACGTCGACTCACCGGGCGGCTCTACCGACCTCGTCACCGAGACCGCGGCCGAGATCCGTGCTGCCCGTGAGAAGAAGCCGATCACGGCAATCGCCAACACCGACGCTGGGTCTGCGGCCTACGCGCTCGCCTCTCAGGCCACCGAGCTGGTGGTGACGCCTTCGGGCGAGGTCGGGTCGATCGGCGTCTTCATGTTGCACTGGGACGAGAGCGCCCTGAACGAGCGCATCGGCATCACCCCGACCTACATCTACGCCGGGCGCTACAAGGTCGAGGGCAACCCGGACGAAGCTCTGGGCGACGACGCCAAAGCGTCATTCCAGGCAGTCGTCAACGAGTTTCACGACATCTTCGTCGCCGATGTGGCGATGGGGCGGAACGTGTCCGAGGACACCGTCCGCAAGGAGTTCGGCGAGGGCCGCATGGTCACCGCCAAAAACGCAGTCGCGCTCGGCATGGCCGATCGCGTCGAGACGTACGAGGAAACGGTGGAACGGCTAACCGGCCGCGCTCCCGAGCGCCCTCGCGGCGCGAAGCAGATCACCAGCACCACCCAGCGCACGGATAACCGGGCGCTCCTATTGGCGCGTGAGCGCCGTCCCTAAGGAGGACGACGAATGAGTGCAGCACTGAAGGAGAAGGTCGACGCTCTCGACGCCGAGATCCAGTCGACTGAAAAGGAGGCAAGCGAGGCTTGGGCCGAGTTCGAGAAGCGTCGGACGGAGCTGGCCGCGTCGGATGTCGACATCACCGATGAGGGTTCGCCGGAGTTCGAGGCGGCTCACAAACTGCACGAGGCGTACGGCACCAAGGCCGACCGCGTCGAAGCGCTGAAGAAGCGGCGCGAGCAGACCTGGGCGATGATGGGCGAGGGCGGGACCGAGGGCAGCCCCAAGGTCCGCGAGATGCGCGAGCAGATCAAGGAGGGCCTGCACTCTGGGTCCTACGGCGCGCGGATCGTCGCCTCCGAGGACTACAAGAAGCTGGTCGAGACCGGCATCCTGCACTCGGCGGCGCCGCTCGGCCGGATCGGTCTCGGTCAGGCGATGGAGCGGGACGAGCTGATCACCGCCCTGCAGCGGAATGCTTCGGTCATCGTCACCGACGAGGCCGGCGACAACTCGGCGCGTCCGTTCATCGAGCCGCAGCACCGGGGCTTCATCGAGCCGCGCTTCCGGGCGCTCACCCTGCTCGACCTGATCTCGGTCTCCGGCACCGACTCGGACTCGATCGACTACGTGATCGAGACCGGCTGGGTGAACAACGCCGCGGTCGTTCCCGAGGCTGTGACCGACGCCAAAATCGGCGGGGAAGTGACCACGGTGAAAGCCGGGGTCAAGCCTCAGTCGAAACTCAACTACGAGAAGGCGTCGCGGCCGATTGAGCAGATCGCGCACTGGGTCGCTGCGACCAAGAAGACGCTGCGCGACGCGCCGCGGGTCCGGGGCATCATCGACAACCGCCTCGGTCGCGGTCTGCTCGAGGTGCTCGAAGACGAAGTGATCGCTGGCGACGGCGTCGGTGATCACCTGCTCGGCTTCCTCAACACGCCGGGTATCCAGCACCAGGATCTCACCGAAGGTGGGCCGCTGGTCGACGACATCCTGCGGGCGCTGACGAAGCTCCGCCTGGCCTTCTTCGACACGGGCCTGGTCGTCGGTCTCAACCCGCTCGACGCGCAGGAGATCCGCCTGAGCAAGGACAAAAACGGCAACTACATCTTCGGCCCGCCGTCGCAGGCGGGGCCGACGACCTACTGGGGCGTGCCGGGAGTCGAAGCGGCGCAGTTCCCGCAGGATCAGCCCGTGGCCGGCGACTTCTCGGTCGTCGAGCTGTACATCAGGGAAGGGGTGAACGTCCTGGCTTCCGACAGCCACGAAGACTTCTTCACCCGCAACCTCGTCGCGATCCTCGCCGAGATGGCAGGCGGCGTGGTTGTCCCGCAGCCCGAGGGCCTCTGCGAGATCAGCCCGAAACCGTAAAGCCCAACCTGAGCCGAGCCGGGGGGTCTACCCCCAGCTCGGCTCTTGGCGTAAAGGAGACAGATTCCTATGAAGAAGGAGATCGCATCTCAGCGCGTCCTCGGCCGCGACCGTCGCGGTCGCGAGGTTCTCGTTGCTGCCCCAGGGCAGACGATCGACCGGAAACGCTTCGAGGTGGGCTCTACCCCCACCGAGACCGAGCAGCCGAAGGCCGACGACCCGGCAGCCGAGGTGCCGGGCGAGGTCGAGCAGCCAGCGCCTGAAGCCGAGGCCAGCGCGGCAGAGCCGCCCGAGGGGACGGCCAAGGCCGAGAAGCCCGACTACAGCGACCTCGGGATGAAAGAGCTCAAGGCCGAGCTGGAGCGTCGCGGCGTCGAGTTCTCTGCCCCGCCCGGCACGAGCAAGGCGAAACTCGCCGCGCTCCTTGAAGCCGACGACGAGAAGGCCCAGGGGTAAATCCCATTGACGGTAGCCGCGTCGGGGCTTGACCCTGGCGCGGCTACCTCACAAGGCCGACCATGACAGTCACCTTCCCCCCAGATCCGAGCGACGAGGAAGGCCCGCCTGGGCCGCAAGGACCGCAGGGTCCGCAGGGCGCTGTAGGACCGCAGGGTCCGCAGGGCGTCCAAGGACCAGAAGGCAAACAAGGTCCCCAGGGCCCGGACGGCGAGGGCACTGTCGGCGCCGAAGGACCGCAGGGTCCGGCAGGCGCCCAGGGCGCGACTGGCCCGGCGGGCCCGGAAGGCGCACAAGGCCCGAAAGGTGATGCCGGCGACGATGGGGCAGACGGGCTCGACGGCGGCCCCGGCCCCGAAGGTCCGCCAGGGAAAGAAGGCGCGACAGGGAAAGACGGCGCTGCAGGCGCGCAGGGGCCAGCCGGTCCCGAAGGCCCAAAAGGCCCCGCGGGCGCGAACGGCAAAGACGGCGCAGTGGGGCCGGAAGGACCCCCAGGCGCGGGGTCGGCGGTGGCCTGGGAAGACGCGACGCTCGGCGCCAACGTCACCATCTTCGGTGCCCCCTACGCCCCCAAAGTCAGGGCGGGCGCAAACGGCCAGATCGCCTACCTCACCGGGCTGCTTACGATCGGCGCCGGTGGAATCGAAGGCGGCGCGGTCCTATTCACGGTGCCCGCTCCCGCCCGCCCGAAATACAAGAAGATCGTTGTCGCAATCGACGGCAACAACCCAACTGCGGCGGGCCTGATGCCGGTGGTGGTCGAACCGGACGGCAAAGTGAAGTGCGTCGTCAAATTCAACGCCGGACAGATTCCGTCCTTCGATTCGGTCTCCTACTCCCTCACCGACTGAATCGTTCCCCCCGCTGCCTTGATATCGCCGCCATGAGCCCGGCGGGAAATCCACTTCGCTCGATGTGAAGGAGCCACCGCGTAATGAGCACCTACGTCAAACCGGGCGAGACCCGGCCAGTCATCATCGGGCCGCTCCCCACCGGACTCGCCGGCTCGATCGGCGTCCGGGTCGAGAGCGCGACTGACGCGATCCTCCGCGCACGGAGCACTGCTGGCGTCACCGAGTTTGCCACCGGCTGGTACCGAGTCTCCCTCACCTTCGATGCAGCGTGGTCGGGGCGGGTGTATGTCGTCGCCGATGCACCCGATGGCCGCGAGGGAATCGAGGAGTTCGAGGTCTCGCTACGTCCGACCGTCGCTCCGGTTGACTGGCGCCCCACCGTCGAGGAGGTCGCCACGGCGATTCGCTCACGCACCTACCAGGACGGTAAACCCGACAGCGACCCCGACGACGAGATCCTCGACAACGTGGTGGGCGGGTCGCAGGCAGGCACCTTCACCGAGAACACCGACCCCACCGACGAGGAGGTCGAAGCGCACATCACCGACGCCTGCGCCGATGTGCTGATCCCGTTCCTCAGCGGCGCCGTCCCCGAAGCCTCCTACTCCGCCGCCCGCCGCGCTGCCACCTTGAAAGCAGCGCTCGCGGTCGAGCTGTCGAAGTTCCGCACCTCTGGGGGCGCCGAAAACTCCCCCTACATCCAACTTCGCATCGACGCGGACAACGCCATGAAGGCGTTGCTCATCTCCGCCCAAACCCGCGACCTCTTCGCCGAGTAGATGCCCTTCCTCCCGCACGCAGAAGTCTCGTTCGATGGGGTTGAGTCCTCGGTCGATCTGCTGTCCAAACTGGGAGATCGCGCCGCGGATATGCGGCCGGCGACCCGGCAGATTCGCGAGCTGCTCAAGCGAGGGCACCGCCAACAGTTCCGCTCGAAGGGCGCCTACCTGGGGACGCCCTGGGCTGAGGACAAGCCGGCGACGATCGCCAAGAAGGCGCGCTCGGGCATCCCTGGCCTCTCTTCGACGATGGTCTTCAGTGGTGCGCTCCAGGAGGCTGCGGAAGGCGGCTCTGGAAGCCGCGGTAGCGCGACGAGGAGCTTCGCGAGCGCTGGGGTGGCTCTCTTCTACGCCCGCTTCCATATCAAACCGCGGCGCAAGGGCATGGAGCCGCGACCCGTGGTCGGCATCCACCCGAGGGATGAGAACCGGGCGCTGCTGATGGTCGAGGAGCACCTGATGGGGAAGCTGACATGAGCGAGCACCCTGTAGTCGGGCCGCTCTTCAGCGCCCACACCCTCGAGCGCTCTGTGCTGGCAACCCTGCGCGACTTCCTGCCGCCGTATCTGACGATCGCTTGCGAACTGAACGGGATCGACGAGGGCATCGCCAAGGTCGAGTCGTGGGGTCTGGAGAGTGAGCTTGCCGACGATTGGCCCTCGCAGGGGATGCCTGCTCTCCTCGTCGTCTCCGGTAGCACCACGGACGAGCCCGAGGAGGGCGGCGACGGCATGATCAAGGCCGAGTGGCGGTGCGACGTGATCATCACCGTCAAGGCCGCCACGGGCCCGCGGGCGAGGCGCTATGCCCAGGTATACGGCGCAGCCATACGAGGCGCGCTGATGCAGCGCCGGACGCTGGGCGAGGAGCTGCAGGTCGCCCGCTGGCTGGGTGAGGACACCGGCAGCACTGTTCGCGACGACGAGGACCCCGAGTCGTCGGTCTGCTCGGTAGCGAATGCCTTCGGCGTCGTACGCGAGCGCGTCCTGTCATGGCAAAAGGGCGCCGGCTCCCTGAAACCGATCCCTGACGGCTGGCCGGAAGTAACCGAAATCGAGGTCGACATGGAGGTCAAAGAGTGAGTTACCTAGTGACCAGCGGGCATGTAGAGAGCCTGCACAACGGCCGGATGGTCGGCCCCGGCGAAGACGTGACCGGCGTCAACCCCCGCCACCCCCACGACAAGCGTCTGATCGACCGTGGCGTGCTCGTAAAGCGCGTCACCAAGCGAGCCCGGAAATCCGGGGACAAACCCGCGGCTGAGCCGCAAAAGGAGGAGACCACATGACCCCGGCTCCGGGAGTTATCTCAACGATTGGCGACGACATCCTCGCCCAAGCGATCGACAGCGACGAGACGCCGTTCGTCGTCGGCCTGTCTCAGAAAGGCTCGGTCACCGAGCCGACGCTGATCACCTCCAACGCGAAGGTGGAGCCGCTGTTGGGCACCCGCCAGTCGTGGAACCCGACCAACGACTGGTTCGAGACCTCGTTCCGCGAGGGTCCGACCGCAGCCGTGGCGCATTACTTCATCCGGGCAGTCGGGCCCGCCCACAAATCGGCCAGCAAAAAACTGGTCGACGGCGTAACTGACGTGCTCGAAGCCGTCGCCGTTTCGCCGGGCGAATGGGGCAACGACATCGACGTGGCGATCGTCGCAGGCGTGACCGGCGGGACCTTCCACGTCACCGTCAGCTACCTCGACGTACTCAAGGAGAAATCGCCTGAGCTGGCCGACATCGCGGCAGCGGTGGCGTGGGCCTCCTCCTCCTCCTACATCACCCTCAAAGCCCTCGGTGCAACCGACCCCGATGTCCAGTCGGTTGCACTGGCCGGTGGCGATGACGACCGGGAGAACGTGACGGCGGAAGTCCTCGCGAAAGCACTTGCGCTCTTCACCGAGGATCTCGGCTTCGGCCCAGTGGCCGCACCCGGCTATACCACCGAAGCCGTCCACGAGGTCGTCATGGCGCACTGCAAGGCGACCAAGCGGGTCCCGGCCCTCGATGGCGTTGACAGCGCCGACGAGGCGGATCTGATCGGCGATGCGGGCGCGCTGCGCGCGCTCGAAGGCAACAAGCAGACGGCCGTGCTCGCGCCTTGGGAGATCGCACCGGGCCTGACCGAGGGAACTACGCGGACGGTACCGCCGTCCGCTCGCTTCGTCGGCCAGCTCGCCCGCGTCGGTCTACAGACGGGGAACCCCAACCAGCCCGCCGCCGGTGACCTGGGCAAGGCGCAGTTCGTGATCGGGCTGACCCAGACCTACGACGAGGAACAGCGCAAAGCGCTGAACGAGGCCGGAGTCATCGTCTCGATCATCGACGAGGGCAAGCCGACCACCTTCGGCTGGCGCACCCTGGCCGATCCGGTTACCGAGAAGGCTTGGCTTGCCCTCTCCAACGCCCGCACCGCGCTCTTGGCGGCGTCCAAGGCCCGGAAGGTGCTCAAGCGCTACATGTTCAAACAGCTCGACGGTGAGGGTGAGACGAGGGGCAAGGCCGAAGGGGCGATCATCAACGAGGTTCACGCGCCCCTACGTGCAGTCCGCGCCCTCTACGCCTCGAGCGTCACGGTCACCCAGGAGATCAACCCGGATGACGGGTCGGTCGGGAAGCTGATCGCCAATCAGGTTCTTCAGCCGACCAAGTTCTCCGAGGTGATCGAACTCACCACGGTCGTATCCAACGAGTCCGTCTAGCAGGAGGGAACGAGAATGCCAAGTAGCACTCAGCTATCGAATCAGGCGAGCTGCACGCTCACGGTCAACGGCCGCGAGTACTCGTTCGTCTTCAACAAGCGCGACGGCGGGATGGTCGACTCCGAGGAGTCCAAGACCTTCCCCGGCGGCGGGCGCAAGCAGCGTGCCCATCTCGGGCAGGCAACGGTCGAGAACGTGACCCTGACGGGCGAGATGGTGCCCGACCGCGATCACGAGGAGATCATCGCGCTGAAGGCGCTGATCGGGTTTGAACCCGAAGCGAGCGTGGTCGAAAACGCCATCGACGCCAACGGAGTCGCCTACCGGGTCCTCAACACCTGGACGGGCCTGCTCAAGAGCGTCAACACCGGCAACTACGACGCCGGCTCCAGCGATCCGCGGGAGTTCGAGGTCGAGATCAGCACTCACGGGGAGGTCGGCCCGTGAGCGAGCCAACCGAGACGCCCGCCACGGAGGGCACGGCCAAGGAGAGGTTCGGCAGCTCGCTCGCTCGCGTCAAGGCGCAGCGGGAGGCGATCGTCAGCAAGGAATTCCTCACCCTACGGGTGCCGGACTACGAGGATCTCCAAGTCCGCTATCGGCTGATGTCGGAGAAGGCCACCGAAGAGGTCGCGCGGAAGATCGAATCGGCGCAGCGCAGTGGTGCCAGCGGTAAGAAGAACATGGAGATCGCCGCCGACTTCCTGGTCGCGGCTTGCGACGCGGTCCTCGTCCGCATTGAGGACACCGGGAAGTTCGAGGTGCTCGTTGGTGAGCATGAGCAGCCGGTGCGCTTCGACGCGGAACTCGCCGATGTGTTGGGGATCGACGGGGTCGACCAGGCCCGGCAGATCGTCCTTGAGACGTTCTCCCCCGAGGGCGACGATGGGCTGCGGCGGAATCCCGACGCGATCATCGACCACCTCAACGCGATCATCTCCTGGCGCAAGGGCCGCGAGTACGAGATCGACCAAGGCCTCCTGGGGGAATAGGAGCCTGGGGGGAGGTCAAGCAGGCCGCATACCTCGATTCGCTCGGCCTTGACGGCTCGCTGTTCCTAAGCAGCGACGACCCCGCCGTGCGTCTCAGTCTCCTCGCTAGGGCGCCCCACCTGGCCGCCATCAAGCGAGACCAAAGGCGCGAGCTGGCGAACTTCATCGTCGACTCGCTCGGCAAGTCGATCAAGAGAGGCAAAAAGTAGATGGCTGTACGGGCGAACTCGGTTGACGTTCGGCTGCGACTCCGCGGCCAGCGCCAGTTCAAGCGCGAAGTCAGCGAATCAACGGCGACCCTTGAGGCGATGGGCCTGCGCGGTGCGAAAGCGCTGGGCAGGTTTGCCGCTGCCGGTCAACGGATGAAGGACTTCGGCAAGACGTGGTCTCGCCACGTCTCCCTGCCCCTCGCCATCGGGGGCGGGCTCGCGGTCAAGGCAGCAATCGACTGGGAATCAGCCTTTGCCGGCGTTCGCAAGACGGTCGCCGCCACGCCTCAGCAGTTCAAGGAGCTGGAAGGCGGGCTGCGGTCAATGTCGACGCATATCCCGGTCGCGGCCAACGAGCTCGCCGAAATCGCCGAGGCGGCGGGTCAGCTGGGGATCAAGCGGCAGGCCATCCTCGGCTTCACTCGCACTGTCGCCGACCTCGGTGTAGCGACGAATCTCGCCGGGGAGGAAGGCGCGTCGACCCTCGCCCGCTTCGCCAACATCACCCAGATGCCCCAGTCGCAGTTCGATCGGCTGGGGTCGACGATCGTGGCGCTCGGCAACGCCGGCGCCTCGACCGAGAAGGACATCGCTTCGATGGGGTTGCGCCTCGCTGCCGCCGGCAACTTCGTCGGGATGTCCGAGGCGCAGATCCTCGGCTTTGCCAACGCCCTGTCCTCCGTGGGGATCGAGGCCGAGGCGGGTGGCACGTCGATGTCGCAGGTCTTCAAGTCGATTAACTCGGCGGTCTCCGGCGGCGGCAAGGAACTCGAAAACTTCGCAGCAGTCGCCGGGCTCTCTTCCGGCCAGTTCGCCAAAGCGTGGAAAAAGGACGCGGCCAGCGCGACCGTGACTTGGGTCGAAGGCCTCTCGCGGCTTAAGAAAGAGGGGAAGGATGTCCCTTCGTTGCTCAACGAGCTGAGCCCAAAGCTACGCGGCTCGCGGGTGCAGGACACCCTTCTACGGGCTTCGGGTGCCGGGAAGCTGCTGCGGCAAAGCCTCGGCCTGGGGGCGAAGTCCTGGCGGGAAAACAACGCGCTCACCGAAGAGGCGAGCAAGCGCTACAAGACGGTCGCCTCGAAACTGCAGATCCTCAAGAATCAGGTCGTCGACCTGGGGGTCACGATCGGCCAGGAACTACTTCCTCCGCTGATCGACTTCGTGGAGTTCGCCGGGCCCAAGATCGCTGGCGCAGCCAAAGCCTTCGGCAAGCTCTCCAAGCCCGTGAAAACTGCGGTCATCGGGACGGCAGCGTTCGCGATTGCGCTCGGCCCGCTCTCGACGGCGATGGGCTTCTTCGCCGGTGGTGTTGGTCGGACGATCATCGGCCTGGCGAAGTTCATTCGCTTCGTGCAGGGCTTCCGCGCCCTGGCGGCGGGGGTGGGTGCTCTCAACGCGCTGAAAATCGCGATGGCGGGCTTCGGGCTCACCTTGCGCGGAGTGATGATGACGACCGGGATCGGCCTGGCGATCACCGCGATCATCCTCCTCAACGAAAAGTTCCACTTCCTCGGCCCGACGATCGAGTGGGTGACCAACGCGCTCGGCACCGCCTTCGACTGGATCAAGGGCGCGGTCGGATCGGTGATCGGCTTCGTCAAGGCGAACTGGCCGCTGCTCGTCGGCGCTCTCCTCGGCCCGCTGGGGCTCGCGGTTGCACTCGTGATCACGCACTGGAGTTCGATCAAGAAGGCTGTCTCCGGCGCCGTGCAGTCGGTGCTCGGGTTCGTCAAGTCTCACTGGAAGACGATCATCGCGATCCTGGGCGGGCCCTTGGGCATCGCCGTGAAGCTGGTCCTTGACCGATGGGGGCAGATCAAGGCTGCCGCCTCGAGCGTGGTGAGTTGGGTGATCGGCAAGTGGAGGGGCATGATCGCGTTCTTCACCAGCCTCCCCGGCCGGCTGCGCGCAGTCGGCAAGGACATCTTCGGCTTCATCAAGGAGGGCTTTCGCTCAGCGATCAACTGGGTGATCGACAAGTGGAACAGCCTTGAGTTCCGAGTCCCAAAGATCGACCCTCCGGGTCCGGGCTCATTCGGAGGGTTCGCCATCGGGGTGCCTGATATCCCGCGGCTCGCGGGGGGCGGCAACATCGCTCGCAGCGGCGTCGTCGAAGTCGGCGAGCGCGGTCCCGAGGTGTTGCAGCTCCCGACCGCCGCCCGTGTGACCCCGCTCGACCCGCGTCCCCTTTCACTCCCAGGCAGGGGCAAGCAGGAGATCAGGGTCCCTGTCCAGATCGGGGCAAGGCAGGTCGCCGAAGCCGTTGCCGAGGTCGCCGAGGACGACGCAGCGACCGCATGAAGTACCTACGGCTGGTCTGCGCCGATCCCAAGGTCGACATCAAGGTCCAGATGGGCGATGGTCCGGCGACGCCGACTGCCGGTGTCGCCGGGTGGGAAGTCACCCCCCGCGCCGGGGGGCGCCGGGGAATCACCACTCGTACTAGCCCGCCACCCTTCCAACAGGACGTGCCGATCTACCTCAACGGGCTGGCGCAGGGCAACTCCGTGCAGCGCCAGCTCGACCAGATCCTCAGCCTCGGCGAACCGGGCGCCCAGCCGTTCAAGGCCATTGGTCCCATTCACCGTGGCGACGGGCGCCTCTGGGTCTTCGGCGGCGAGCCTGACTACGGGGAAGCGATCCGCGATGACGACGAGGACAGCACGCTGCTGCGCCAGCGCCTGACCTTGAAGCTGCTGCTGTACCAGCGTCCCGATGTCGTCAAGGAGCGTCGTCGCCGCGGCAGGGGACGCGGTGGAGGCGGGAAGGTCGCACAGAACGTCGCGGTCGGCGGCACCTACACCACGCGCAAAGGGGACACGCTTCAGTCGATCGCCGCGGAGCTTTACAACGACTGGAGAGAGTGGCAGTCGATCGGCAACAAGAACGGCCTCAGTGACCCGACCCGCAAGCTCCCGCCCGGCAAGGTCTTGAAGCTGTGAGCCCCGCGGTCGCCAACGCAAAAGCGATCCCGGACCGCCTGCAGGGACATACCTCAGACTTCGAGCACCTCACCCTTCGCGACGGCCGCAGCGTCGCCATCGAGATAGGCGGCGCGATGCTGCCAACGCCGACGCTCAAGCGCACCCTCGGCGGCGGCTCGACGATCGCCGCCGACCTGCGCGACGAGTCTCTGGATCTGCTCGACGTCGCGCTGCTCTCCGAAGACTGGAACGCCGAGATCGACGGGCTCGAGTTCACCTACCTCGGGACCAAGAAGGCCGCGACGACTTTCAGCATCGCCTTCGAGGAACGCGCGATCAATGTGCTTCGCCAGCTAAAGGGCCCGAAGAAGGTCGCTGCCCGCCGCGGCCAGCCCGACGAAGTCACGCGGGCGGAGTTCGTGATCAGCCTCATCCGAGAGGCCAAACCGAAGATCCCCTACTACTGCCCCCAGCTCCACGAAAAGCAGCCGATCAGAAGCCGAGAGCAGGGCAAGGCGGCGAAGGAAGACGCGAAGGCGAACCGCGACCACGGCGTCGGCGACGTCGATGGTCTGACGGTAAAGGGCAAGGACGCGACTTCGGCGCAGGTCGACATCGGCGACAGGGCTCTGCGAACGGCTGAGTCCTATTCGTCACCTCCACCGGTGGTGCTGGCGATGATGGAGGCCTTGATTGTTGAGTCCGGCCTGGGGGCCTTCTCAAGCAACTACATGCAGATTGAACCCGAGTCTGTCTCCGGTTTCAGTGGGAACCCCAACGATCTCGAGGAAGCCGTTACCGGGTTTCTCAAGGGCTACGAATCGACCTCCACCGGAGCGCTCGCCTACTTCCGCCAGCACCCCGACGCAAAGCCGCACGAGATTGCCCAGGCTGTACAGCGCTCAAGTGCTGGCGACCCCAGCAACGGCGCCGGCAACTATGGGCCCTGGGAGAAAGAGGCGGCGGAGTGGGCAGACGCCTTCAGGGGTGGGCTTGCCGGCGAGGAAGTCACGACCGAGCCCTTCTCCTTCGAGGTCGGCAAAGACGAGAACTACTGGACCGCCATCAAGCGGCTTGCCAAGGACGTCAACTGGCGCGCATTCTTTGTCGCCGGCCGCTTCTTTTTCATCGACGAGTACGAACTGGCTCGCGGAATGGTGCGGCTGGCGATCAAGCGCGAGCCGGGTTCGCCGACGCCTTCGACGCCGGGCATTGAGGACGTCGACTTCGACTACAACGGCAACAAGCCGATCACCACCGCCACGGTGTACGCCTATGCCAAAGAGTGGTCGGTGCCACCTGGGGGAGTAGTGACACTCGCCGGGTACGGCCCCGCAAGCGTTGGGTTCGGAGACGCGCCGCTGCGTAAAGGCCAGAAGGCGGCGGTCAGCTCCAACCGAAAGGCGAAGACTGGCGAAGGTCGCGGGCGCTATCTGGTCGAGTCAGTCGAAGGGCCGCTCACTGGTGACGCCGACGCTCGCCTGCTGACGATCAAGATCCGCAAGCCAACCGCCCCGCTGGGGGAGCCGCCCAACAAGACCTCCTCCTCTGCCGATTCGGACACCTCTACTGCTGGCGACAACCCGAAGGCACAGGAACTGCACGACTGGCTGGAGAGTCAGATCGGCAAGCCCTACGTCTGGGGTGCGGCTGGGCCTGACGGCTACGACTGCTCAGGCTACGTCTCGGCCGGGTTGATGGAGGTGGGCCTGCTCGGGGCACGTCTGACGACTTCCGGCTTCGTCTCGTGGGGCGAGGCCGGGGAGGGTGAGTTCATCACCGTCCACGACAAGGCTGGCACCGGCAACCCCCGCACCGAACACGTCATTATCGAGGTGCTGGGCGACCTCTTCGAGTGTGGCGGGATCAGCGGCGGTGTGGGCAAGCCGAACTACTCGGCCTCGGACCTTGCCGCCTTCTCAACTAAGCGTCATCCGAAGGGGTACTGATGGGCGATCCTGTCGACCTAACCGCCAGCGCCGTCGCTCTGCCGCCGCCTGAACTGCGCACCGGGGAGATCCTCGACGACGCCGTCGCCGAGGGCCAGTACGTGCGCTGCACGGTCGAGGCGCTCGACCCTCTGCTCGCCAAGGACCCGATGCCGTGGACGCCGTACGTTGGCGCCGCCGGCATCTTCTACCCGAAGCGCGGTGACCGGGCGCTGATTGCAGAGCCACTCGACGGGCCCCCGGTGATCTTGCAGTGGTGGCCAAACGCCACCGAACCTGACGTCTCCCTCTAACCCGCCGACCGGCAGCTCTGCCGGTGAAAGGAGCGCCTGCGGTGGCTACGACCCGTGTGCCCCACTTCTCCTACCCCTTGCGCCTCCAGCCGGGTCGCCTGCAGACCTATGAAGACCTCGTGGCTGCACTCAACCCGTCGCTCTATTGGCGCCTCGGTGCCACCGGTGGGCTGACCGACAAATCAGGAAACGCCAGAAACGGGACAGCGAGCGGTGCGCCGACGATCGGCGGTGTCCCTGGCCCGTTGGCAGCCAGGGACAACGACCAGGCGACCGCCTTCAACGGATCGACGCAGTTCGTCACCTCGGCTTACAACCCGTTCGTTGTCGGGTCGGTTCGGACCTATATGGGGTGGGTCTATCGCGACGACACGAGCGGGAACCATGTGATCTTCAGCGGCAGCGGCCCCACGCGCCCGTTCCTCTGGCTTGCTGCCGCTACCCAAGATGTCATCTGGCAGGCCAAGCAAGGCGCAGGAAATGCGACGACTTGGACGGCTGCCTGGCCCGGCAACAAACAGTGGGTCCACGTCGCGGTGGTCTTCGACGACGCGAACAACCTGGCAACCCTCTACCTCAATGGCGCCCTGGTCTCCGCGAAAGCGCATATCAACACCTACGAAGGCGCGGGCAATTTCCAGATCGCGGCCTTCACCGGCAGCCTCTTGAAGGGGTCGATGGATGAGGTCGCCGTGTTCGAGCGAGCCCTTGCCGCCGAGGAGGTCAAGGCGATCTACGACTTCGGGGTCAAGACGGAGCCGACCATCCTCGCCCCCGGCAAGCTCGTGACCGTTGAGCAGGATTCAGCTCGGGAGGTCGAGGACTGCATTTTCGCGACTATGAGCACGCCGGTCGGGTCGCGGATCGAGGCTCCCGACTTTGGGGCGCCGCGGCGTCTCTTCAGTCAGATGAGCGCCACTCCGAACGCTGATGCCTACCTCGCCGCCGTCGAACGCGATGAGCCACGAGCTCGGGTCGCAGGACGCGCGGAGGTCGAAGAGATGATCGAACGGATCTCGGTCCGAAGGGAGGAGGTCGCTGGTGTCTAACTTCGTCGAGGCGCTTGTAGAAAACGATGCGCTGACGCTCGAGAGCGAAGTTTTCGAAGCGCTTGAAGCAGCGTTTGAGGGCTGGGTGCCAGCGGAGGGCAACTTGGAGACCTTCCTGACCAAGGCCTTTGCGCGGATCGCGTCGACCAACCGCGAACAGGCAGCCCGAATCTCCAAGGAAGCCTTCAAGCGCTTTGGGGAATCGGTCGTCAACGTGCCGCCGGTACAGGCCGCGGCTGCCACCGTGGCCAGCACCTGGACGATGATCGACAACGCCGGCTACACGATCCCGGCCGGAACGCTCGTGACCATCACGGCGACAGGCGACGAAGCCTTTGCGTTCCGCACCATCGAAGACGTCACCGTCGAAGCCACCAAAACGGCGACGAAAGCCGGAGAGGTGATCCTGCAGGCGGTCGAAGCGGGGGAAGACGCCAACGGGCTCACCGACGCGCCGACGCTCGACGACGCCCTTGCCTTCGTCTCCGTGATCGCCCTCACCGACGCCAGCTCCGGCGGCGTTGACGCCGAGGAGGAAGACGCTTACCTCGACCGCCTGGTCGAGCAACTGCAACTGCTCTCACTGTCGCTGATCCTCCCCGGCGACTTCGAGATCGACGCCCGCGCCGTTGCCGGTATCGCCCGCGCCCTCTGCCTCCCTGCTTACAACGCCGAAACCGACAAAGAAGAACCGTTCTGCGTGACGGTGGTACCGATCGACGCTGCGGGCCTGGCCTGTGGCGCCCCCGTCAAGGCTGAGTTGCTGGAGCGGCAAGAAGAAAAGGTGCCGAGCGGGGTCCTCAACTTCGTCGACGACCCGACCTACACGACGATCGCCGTCGAACTCGAAGTCACCGTGCTGCCCGGCTACGAACCAGCCGCTGTCAGCGCCGCCGTCAAAGCCCGGCTGGCGTCTTACTTGTCGCCAGCCAACTGGGGGTTGCCCACTGGCTTTGGTGACGTGTCGAACTCTGCAGGCTGGGTTCTGAGGAACACCGTTTACCGCAACGAGCTGATCAGTGAGGCTGACCGCGTTGCCGGTCTCGATCGAGTGGTGACCCTCAAGCTCGCAACCGGAGAAGCGCCCAAAGTTCAGGAGAGCGTGGCGCTCGCTGGCGTCGCACCCTTGACCAAAGCTGGCGAAATCAAAGTGAGCGTCGTGTAGATGCCGATCGTCATCGACCCGCTCACCCCGCTCGCTGACGATGGCTCGAAGGTCTGGGAGCAGCTTTACGAGGCGCTGGGCTACAACCGTGTGGCCGATCCCGCCACTGGCTACGTGCTGCGCCAGTTCTGCGAAGGCTGGTGCGGAACCCTGCAGCCAGTTCATGAGCTGGTCCGCGAACGTGACGATGGACCCCCGTGGGCGATCCTCTTCGACGTCGACAACTGCCCGGTCGAATCGCTTCCCTACCTCGCGCAATATGTCGGAGTGGTGCTCACCCCGGAGATGAGCGAGGCCGACATCCGGGAAGCGATCCGCGAGCCGGTCGGCTGGGCGAGGGGACGGCTGCCGTCAATCAAGCTGGCACCCAAGCCGACCCTTACAGGGACACGACGAGTGATTGTCCGGTCCCGAACCCCTGTCCCTGGGGCGCACTACATCCGAACACTGGCCTCCGAGACGCCTGAAGTAGCGCGGACCAGCACTCGGCTTCGAGCTGCGGTGCCGGCGTGGGAGGTACTCGACTACGAAGCGATCGCGGGTGTGAGCTGGAGGGACATCGCCGCCGGCTTCAAAGACTGGGCCGCAGTCAAAGCGGCGTTCACCGACTGGGCCGACCTGGCCGACACCCTGCCCACCGAGCTGCCCGAACCGTAGGAGGAAGACCTGATGCCCGAAGAATATGGCGCGCTAAAACTCAAGGTGCCGAAAGAAAAAGGGGAGGCTCCGAACGGGCCGCAGGCCTTCAAGGACTTCGCCGACAGCATCGCCAAACCGGCCACGGGCGCCACGGGGCAGCTCTTGATCGTGCAGAACACTGGGGATGTGGTCTACAAGGCGATCAAAGGCAACGCGACGCTGGCGGAAGACGGGACGCTGAGCATCGCCAACAAAGCGATCGTCGCGGCCATGATCGCCGATGCTCTCAAGCCATCGGCCGGGGCAGCCGCCGGGACAGAGGCGCTGCGCGCGCTGGGAACAACGGCCTCGACGGCAGCCGCCGGGAATGACTCGCGGCTCAGCGACGAACGGACGCCGAAAGCCCTCTCCGCAACCGAAGGCAAGATCGCCGATGGAGCGGTCACGTCCCGGAAGGCAAAACTGACGTCAGGTATCGCGTACGGCTCGGGAAGCTTTGCGACCGGCGAAGCTTTTGCGGATATCCCTAACCTCAGCTTTGAAATCACACCCGCCGTTGAATCAATCCTTCTGGTCGTCGCATCCTTCCGGGTAAAAGCCACCGAAATCAAACAGATTCGATGCACTCTGAGCCTTGACGAAGGGGCCGACGATTCCCACCAAGCCGCATTCACCGGCCCGACCTCTTCAGTGGTCGAAGCGCAGATCACGCAGACCTACCGATTCACTCTGTCTGCCGCTAAACACACCATCAAAGGGCGCTACAAACAGGGCACCATTGATTCGGCCAATAGCTCCTTGCTCTACTTCCTGCACGCTGCGTAAGTGACCCAGAGCATTCGAGCGCTCTGGGTCACCCTTTTCCTAGCGCTTAGCGTCCCCGCCCTTCGTAGATGTAGCGGTATTCGATGTGGAGTCTCTGCCGGCCTTTAAGGGAGGCGTAGTCGAGCTTCGAGGCAGCGGTGCAAGCGTGGAGTACGGCGACGGTCTTCGGCCCTGCGTAGGACGCATCGCAGTTGCCCGGCAGCAGGCGGTATTCGAGTTCTTTCCCTCCCGCATAGATGTTCAGGTAGAGCACCCAGCTCGTGCCCTTAGTGCGGCCTTGTGCCGTCCAGTGTTTGACGTGCGGCGTGGCGGTCAAGGTTTCCGTGCAGACGTGGTGGGTGCAGGGAAGTGCTTGGGCGCTCGACGGAAGCAACGCCAGCGCCACAACCATCAACGGAACCGCCCTGTAAATTCGCTTGTGCATCGAAGCTAACTCCTTCGGTGTCGGCCCCGGGGCGTCCTACCGCTGCCGGGGCATTTGCTTGAACGATGCAGAGCATAGGGCGCATCGCGCCCAAACACAACCTCGCGGGGACCGATTGAGTTACTCAGGCGGATCGGCGAAGCCACGAGCGACCGCGCTTCTGCTTCTTCCAATCAGCGGTGCGCCTAGCCAGCTCGTCGTCCATCTGGTCGGGCGCCGCATCGACAAGCCCCGCCTCCTCCTTCGCACGCTGAATGAAGCCCTTGTCTGCGTCGGCGGCGAGGATGGCGCGGTTGTCGATCCCGACCTTGCCGCTCAGGGCGACGCCGCAGTTCGGGCACTCGGTTCCGGTTTGGGCCAGCGCCCTGGAGTTGCCGATCGTTACATGGCCGAGGCCCTTCGGCTGCGTGTGGATCTTGCCGCCGCAGCTCGGGCAGATCGCCCGCATGTTCCTGACGCCCATACCCCGCGACCTCCTTGGGTTGCTTGGAATGAAAACGGCTGAGCATCTTAGTCAACGCTCGACGAAGCCGAAGGTTTCTGCGGCCGACTGAAACCGAACCCCCACCCGAACCCACGACTGCAGGAGGAAGCCGTGTCTGACCTTTCCCCTATGAGCCTGATTTCCGGTCGGCAGGACCGCCTCGAGAGGCGCATCGGCGAGGTTGAGGGCGAGGTCGAGGAGATCCCCGTTCTGCGCAAGGAGGTCGCGCTGCTCACCAAGGCCTTCGACCGCAACACCAACGCGCTCTACACCGCCGCCGTGTCGCTGGTCGTTACTGGCGTGCTCGGTGTCCTGACCGCTCTTGTGTTGAAAGGAGTCATCGGATGACCGAGATCGAGCGCATCGTCGACCGCGCTAAACGCGGGCGAGTCCTCTTCATCGGCGCCATCGCCGCGTTGTGCTTGCTCGTAATCGGGGCGGTGGCCTTTGCGATCGTCGTCAACTTCCAGCAGGACACGAAGATCACCAAGGTTGAACGGTCTGCGTGTGCCAAGGCGCCGGGGAGCGCCGAGTGCCAGCGCATCAGACGCCTGACTGATCGCAAGCGCAACATCGCCGACACCTGCATCGCCTTCTTCAAGGTCGGCTATCCATGCCCAGCGCCCGGCTCAGGCGTGAAGGCGCCAGCCGTTCGAGGAGGTGATGCCCTACAGCCCGCTCAAGCGGGCCAGCAGCCCGCGCCGGCACCGGCCGGCGGCGGTGGGGGATCGAAGCCTCCCAAGGGCGACGAGGGCGGCAAGAAGCCGCCGAAGACCGGGGGCGGGCCTGAGCCAGAGTCACCCACGCCTGCATCCAACCCAGCGCCCGTCGAAGGGGCGCAGAGCACACCAGCCGCAGAAGTTGACCAGGAAGCGGCCGAGGAAACGAGTCAAGTCAAACCCGGCTTGCTCGACGACCCCGGCGGCGTCCTTGGCGACGTTGTCTGCACCGTGAATCGCCTCGGCGTTCGCGTCTGCACCGAATGACCTGACGCCGGGCCGCGCCCGGCTCCATCCCGACCCTCTTCGAGGAGGTCCGTATGTCCCTTCGCTCAGAGGAGCGCGAGCTGCGCTCCGAACACCGCAAGCTGCTCAAGCGCCGCCGGAAGGCCTACGAGGCGAAGCACTTCTCCCTCGCCACCCGGCTCGGCCTCAAGGCCCGTCGCGCCAAGCAGAAGGTCCAGAGCGTCCACAAGCGGCGCGTCGGCACCTTCCGCGTGTCGATGCTCGACGGGCACCCCGCCGACATCGGCGATCAGGTCAAGCGCTTCATCGCCCTGGCCTACCGCTTCGCCGACGAGAAGGGCTACGCGGTCACCGTCACCGCGACCACGGACGGCGGCCATGCCGTCAACTCTTGGCACTACCACGAGCCCCTTGGCTGGGCGGTCGATCTGATCTTCGCGACGGTCGCGCAGATGATCGAGTTCCAGGAGTGGGTCGACGAGCGCACTGAGAACGGAGCCGGCGACTGGCTGGAGCTGTTCGGGCCCGCGGGCTTCTACATCAAGAACGGCGTTCGGATCGCCGGTCACTTCCCCGACCACGGCGACCACCTCCACGGCGCCCCGGACACGAGCTACCGACGATGAAGCCCGAGGTCAAGCACAACGTCCGCAATCAGTCATCGCGCGACGGCAAGCGCCCGCGCCTGATCGTCCTGCACACCACCGAGGGGCACAACCGGCCGGGGGTGGGCGACCTCAGCGACCTCGCCAACTTCTTCGATCGCGCTGATGTCGAAGCCAGCTCGCACGTCGCCAACGACGCCGAGGGCCACGACGCCCGGATGGTGCCCGACGATCGCAAGGCGTGGACCCAGTCGAGCTTCAACCCGGTCTGCCTGTCGATCGAGCAGATCGGGTTCGCTTCGACGAAGCGAGCGGAGTGGGCCAAGCAGGCGTCGCGCCAGCTCTACAACACCGCGGGCTGGATCGCCTACTGGTCGGGCAAGCACGACATCCCGATCCGCCGTGGCATCGGTGTCGCTGGTGCAGCTGTGCGCTCAGGCGTGGTCTCGCACGCCCAGCTCGGCATTGCCGGCGGCGGCCACGTCGACCCCGGCAGCGGCTACCCGTTCCGGTACGTCCTCCGGCTCGCCCGCCTGATCCGGCTTGAGGCGGAAGGCAAGAAGGGAACGCCTGCCTACGACAAGGCCCGCCGGAAGGTCAACCGCATTCGCAAGCACTACGGGCTCAAGCCCGTCAACTAGGAGGATTCCCATGCTCGAGAGAGTGAAGCCGCTGATCCCTGTCCCGAAGGTGCTCGTCCCGGCTGTCGCTGGCCTGGTCGCCATTGCCGCCCGGTGGGTAGCGACTGGCGAGTTCGACCGCGAAGAGCTCGGCCTGGTCGTCGCTGTCGCCGGCTATGCCGCCATCGGCTGGTCGACGCCAGAAGGATCGACCGGCGTCAAGTAGTGCAGCGCGATCTCGGCCTCGAGTCCGACCTGCTCGATCGAGTCCGCGGACCCGACGAGTTTGGGGCGATCGTCCTCGCGCGCCTCGACGCCTACGAGGCGAAGCACGGCAACACCGGCTGGGACCGCCCTGTCGACGAGCTGCTGGCTGAGATGGAGGAGGAGGCTGCCGACATTGCTGGCTGGGCGATGGGCGCCGCTCGTCAGCTCGACGCCGTACAGCGGCACCGCCTCGTCGTCGCGATGTCGCTCGGCGCTGCCGCTTGGCGCGAGATCCGCGAGCTGAGGGACCAGCTCTGACCTTCCGCATCAAGCCCGCCCGGCTTTGCCGGATCTGTCGGGCCGCCCTGTAGTCCAACAGGAGGTCTCCATCAGACGTGTCGCCCTACTCATAGGAGGGGCGCTCGCCGCGCTCGTGCTGCTGTCGTCGAGCCCGTCGACCGCCCTGCGACCGAGCACCACCATCAACCCCTGCATCCTCTACAGCGACTCCCCGGCCTCGGTGAAGCAGTTCATCGGCCAGGTCTGGGACGAGTCTCGTTGGCGCCGCGGTGACCCGCCGGCCAGGACGATCGCAGCCTGGAGGCTGAAGCTCCATTGCCTCCCCCCCGGCTGGCAGAAGAAGCTCAAGCAGCGATGGCGGGACCTGCAGGGAGAGTTCTTCGACCATCGGAAGGCCAAGCGCGCTGCAGCCGCCTACCGCGCCGCGACCACCCCACCGGGGGCAGCCGTCCTCGCCGCCATCCGAGAGTGCGAGTCCGGCGGCGACTACTCGATCAACACCGGCAACGGCTTCTACGGCGCCTACCAGTTCACGCTCTCGACCTGGCGGTCGGTCGGCGGCGCTGGCTACCCGCACGAAGCGCCACCGCACGAGCAGGACGAACGGGCGGCGCGGCTGTACCGAGAAGCCGGTCCCTCACCCTGGCCCGTCTGCGGCTACCAATAGCCCCGCCTTACAAGGAGTCCTTCGGCACATCGCCGGGGGGCTCCTTTTTTGTTGCCCGGCCGAGATACAACGTGATTGGTTCTAGACGCTATTGGCTCTGCTCTGAATGATCGGCGGCCGTGGAGGAGCCGAAGAAGATCGTGGGCGCCAACGTTAGGGCCCAGCGCAAGGATCGCGACTGGACGCAGGAGCGTCTAGCCATCGAGGCAGGGATGCACCTCAACGAGGTCGGCAGGGTCGAGCGCGGCGTGCGAGATATGCAGGTCTCGACCGTCGCCAAGCTCGCCAAGGCGCTCGGCATCCCCGCGATGGAGCTGCTGCGCGGCATCTGACCAGCGCCACCTTGGGCGGCGTCTGCCTCCTCCTGCCTCGGGCCGTTCCGAGATAGAGCCAATAACGTTTCATTTCCCTATACTCGCCCGCGACCGCTCAACTATTGGAGAGCATTAGCGTGTACAGCGATAAGGGGCAGAAGGGGCACTCAGCACTGGGCGACGCAGCGCGTCGACACAGGACTCGGCTGGCGATCCTGGCCCTCCTTGCTCGACGGGGACGCCGGCCGATGTCGTCCGAGCTGATCCGCCGCGAGCTGCCGGGCCGACCCCGCCCTGAGCTTGTCCGCTACCACCTCAAAGTCCTCTCCGCCATCGCGCTCGTCGTCAGCACCGGGGGCCCCGACCCCCTGTACGAGCTGGGTTAAACACCCCCCTCTCCCGCCAGGTCCCCGTCCGCTCGAGCGGGGCGCTTGGCGGTGGGGCGAAGAGACCCGACCGCTCCGTTGAGTTCGTCGAAAACCTTTGCGAACTCGCCGGGTTATGGGGATGGGGAGCGCCAGGAAAACGCTCCCGTGAACCCCGCCGCGAAGAAGCCCATGCCGCGCCTGCGGCAGATCCGCGAGCAAAAGCGCCGCGCCGAGGCGCTCAACCCCGAGCGCGACGTGAGGATCATGGAGGCCTTAGAGGAAGGATTCACCGAAAGGCAGGTCGCCGTCGCTGCGGGCCTGTCGCCTGGGCGGATCAGCCAGATCAAGAAAGCGCTTAGCGGCTAAGCGCCAATTCCCCCTAAAAGTGGGTAGTCCGGGTAATCGGCATGTAGGGTCCCCCGACTTATGGACGGGACACCACTGACCACTCCAGGGATTTCATCTGCCAAAGCCGGGGTAAAGGAACCGACCGACGAGGGGGCGGCGGTCGACCGCGAACGCCAAATGCTGATCGCCTGCACCTCGCTCTTCGCTCTTCGGGATATGGACCCGGCGGCCGAGCCGCCCGAGTTCAGGCGAGCCCGGATTGAGCTTCGTCGGCGTCTTCGTCATCGGGGAGCAGACGGTCCAGGTCAACCTCCGCCTCGGCCTCATCTTCGGGTCGTGAAGTAGGCGGCGCCTCGGACTGCGCCCGGCGCATTGCAATCGCCAGCACCTCCTTGGCGATGGCATCCCACGTCAGCTCGACCCCTTGGGCCTGTAGAGACTCGCGCGCCTCCTCGTCCAGCTCGGTGAGGAGGTCGCGGTGCTCGCCGGGATCGGCTGGCCGGCGTTCCTCTTCACCCCACGGCGCGAGGAAGAACCCGATCCATGCCCCGGTCGCTTTCGCCACCTCGAGCCGCAGCCTAGCCCGCCTCTCAGGCGTCTTCCCGATGGCGCTGGCGTCGCCCTTCTCGATCCGCTCGACGGTGCTCACGCTGCGCCCGATCGCCGCCGCCAGCTCCTTTTGCATCATGCCCGCCCAGGCCCTCGCCGCTCGAATGCGAGCGGCCATCTCCTGCGGATCGTCGGGGTGCCTGTAGGTGCGGGGCTTCTCCATTGGCTCAGCCTACTTCTGCAGAAAACGGCTCGGCCCTCTCGGAATTGAGGGCTGAAACAGATATTGCAGGTTCAGCCCTTTCTTGGTAGCTTGGCCTTCAATCGGTTGACGGCTCAGCCTTCAATCGACTTCTGAAGATCGACTAGGCGCCTTACCAGCGCCGAGAAGGGGAGCAAAATGGAGGCAGCAACATCACCGCCGCGGGGGGAGCCAACGACCCCGATCACGGCGCTTGAGATCCCGGCAGAGTTCGTGGCCCGGTTCCGCCGATTGGTTCTTGGCGTCATCGCCGCCGACGCAGACTTGCTGGAGACGATGATCCTCCCTGGCGCCAACCAGCAAGGGAGCCTCGACCCAGACGACTGCCGCGAGGCGCTGAGGAAGATCGACCGCGTCGCCGCTGTGGTCGAGCAGATTGGCTGGGTGCCTGCCGATCACGAGAAGAAGTCAACGGTGTCGGCGCCCGTCCACGTTCTTACGTACACCGTGAGGGAGATCGCCCGCGTCACCTCAGAGATCGCCGCCGGCGAAGGCGAGCGGCTCGGGTTCGCCCAATGGCTAACAGAGCAAATGGGGCGGTTCGGGGTGGGGGTGGAGGCCCGATGAGTGCAGCTACTGGCACAGAGCGGGCCACCCTGGCAGTCCGCACCTATGAAGCCCTCCGAGGCGAAGAGTCGCCCTGGAAGGACTTCATCGGCATGGAGGAGCTACCACCGGAGGCGATCAGCGACCAGCGCGGCGAGCACGCCTGCGACATCGACACCGGCCATTTGGTGACCTGGGCCTTCCTCTACGGCGCGGCCTTCACGCTCGTCAAGACGGAAGACCCACTGACCTGTGACGAGCAGGCGAAGGAGTGGGCGCGCGAGGCCGCCAACCAGGCGAGCCGCTGGCACATGACGGTCGGCGGTCGTCCAAGGGGTGAGTGCTGATGGCGGCGCTGAAGATGCCAGCGGAGCACGCCGACCTCATCGTCCAATGCCTCGTCTTCCAGTGGCAGAACCGCCTCGAAGAGCTCCGCGACGCCGACGCCGACGCCCTTCTCCTTCTCGCCGAGCAACTGTCGGGAGAGGCGCCGCTGATCCGCGGCCTACGGGATCGTCGGGAAGTGACCGACCTGGAGCGAGTACGGGAGGTCGCCAAGGAGCACATGGACAACATGCAGCACAGCGTCGGCTACGAACATACCTGCCTTCTCCGGGTGCAGGCCGGAGACAGCGACTACTACGCCGCCGGGCAGACGCAGGCCGACGCTGAAAAGGCGACGCTCGCTGCGATCGAGCACAACGGCCGGGAAGCGTTGCTGGCGCGGGAGGTCTTTGAGGCCATCCGTGACGGGAACGACGAGGTTGTGTCAACGGGAGGTCGGTCCTAATGGCTGGTTTCAGGAAGTCGGCAGAGTTCGAAGAGGCGGTTGATGTACTGGTAGCGGTTTCGGGGATCGACAGCCTTCGCGGCGGCTACATGGTCTTTGACTCCGACCTGAAGAACGGTCGCTGGTACGAGGACGAAGACGGCGTGGTCAACAAGTCGCCCGCCCATCATCACGCCAGAGTTCCGGTCGACGGGGAAGGCGACGAGGGTTCCAGAAAGTACGCCGCCGCCGAGCTGGTCGCCGGTCTCGCTTGGTCGCTGGAGACCTTGCCGGTAATGCTCGCTGTCACCGCAGGGCACGAGAACGAGCACATCTACCAGCGCGGCTTCGACAGCGCCATGTACCACCTCTTCGGCGGTGAGCGGGAGGCTGACCCCAGCCCGTCGCAACCCGCCGACCAACGCACCGACAGCGAGCCGCTGCAGGAAGTGACCCTTGCGGAGATCGTCGTTGAGCGGGCGCGGATCAACACGCTCTGGGACCGCGCCGAGGCCCTGCACGAGGCCGAGGACGGCGACGAGCGGGACGAGGTCGTGCAGGAGGCCCGCGACGCGACGATCGACCTCCAGCACAAGGTGCTCCTCGCGATTGAGGAGGGCCGGGTTGATCCAGTGGCCGCAGCGAAGGCGGCTACGGGGAAGGAGACGCTCTGATGTCGGTGCAGAAGCGCGAACAGACGGTTGACCTCTACCAGTGCGCAATCGCGATTGCCTTCGGCCACGACGGAGCGCAGATGGCGTCCGAGACGGGTGCCGCGGGCAGCGTCGAGGCGATCGACGACGAGCTGACAGAGCGCGACAAGCGGATGCTCGCCATCGGCACCTTGGGCGGGGCGGCGGCGGCTATCGCCAGGGCCCGCTACCCGTTCGAGGACACGGGCTACACGCTCGAACGGGCCGACCTCGTTATGGACCACGCCCGTGAGCGCAGCACCCTCGACCGCGAGCGACGGCCGATATTCGCTGAGGTCGCGAAGGAGGAGGTCGCTGCGCCATGACCAACGCGCGCCCGGTCGACGGCGACGAGGCTCTACGGGCTGGCGCTCGTCGCGGCCTTCTCGCTGTTCTCCGGGCGCGCTGGCCGCACCTCTCCTGGGAGGTCGACGTCAGGCCAGGCAAGGGGGGACGGCGGGCCGGCGGGCTTGCCCTGGACGCTGAGCCCGTCCGGTGCGGCCCCGACGCGGATCAGACGGACGCGGTCGGCGACGACTCCTCGGCCGCGCTTGACCCACACCACCGAGAGCGCGCTGCCTAGTACATGCCGCCGCTCCTCGATACTGAGATCCGGCCACAGCTCGCCGAGGGTGCTTGGGTCGGGGATGGCCGGTGCCGCCAGCTTCGCCGCCGCCAGCAGCCGCCGGGCGACTTCAACGTCAAAGGCCCGCTGCTTCATCCCTGCGGCGAAGTGGTCGGCGCCGACATCGGCGACGCGGATCGACTCCTGGTACAGCGCCAGCTCGGCCTCTGCCTCGGCAAGACCCCGCTCGGCGTCCTCAACGGCAGCGTTGCGCTCCGACGCCGAGTAGGCAATCTCTTCGATCCTCTCCAGCACGACGCCCTCGACGAACGGATCGACGAGGTGGCCGCTGATGTTGGCCGGTTCCGGGCAGTCACCGCCAGCGTGGCGGCGGCGGCAGCCGTAGGTGCGCCGTCCCTTCCTGATCGTCGTTGTCATACGCCGCTGGCACCCGGCGCAACGGATGATCCCGATGAGCAGCGCGGGCCCGTTGACGCCGCGAGGTGGCTTCGGGTTGTCGAGCTGCGCGGCCTCGTAGGTGGCACGGTCGACGATCGCGGGGTGGGCTTTCGGGTTGAAGTGCTCGCCCTGGTGCGCCTCGCCGAGCGCCGTGCGACTCTTGACCATCGCACTCACCGACGCCGGCAGCATGGAGCGCCCGGTCTCGGCCTTGATGTAGTCGGCCAGTTCCGACCACGACGCCGCTGTAGCGCCGCGCCGTCGCGTCACCTCGGCGCGCACAGGCGCCTCGACGGGGTCCAGTTCGAGCCGGCGGTCCTTGTTCTTGCGGTAGCCGAAGGGCACGACAGGCGCCGTCCAGACGCCGCGAGCGATGGCGTCGGCCTTCGAGCGCTCGATTTCTTCTGCCTTCTGCTCGCGCTCGGCCTGGTCGATCGAGAAGTGGATGTTGCGCTGCATCCTGCCCTGCGGCGTCTTCGAGTCGATCGGCTGGGAGGTCGAGTGCAGCTCACCGCCGACGCCCTCGATCGCCTCGAGGAACCGGATGCTCGACGAGAGCCCGCCGCGGGTGAACCGGGCGAAGTTCCAGACGATCACCCCGTCCAGCTCGCCGCGCTCGATCCGGTCGATCGCACCCTGGAGGATCGGCCGCTCGTCCTTGCCGCCCGACTGGTCCAGCTCGGCGGGCAGGATCTCGACCTCGTGGCCGTGCGTTGCCGCCCAACGGCGGATCTCCCGCTCCTGCAGCTCGGGGGAGATCAGCGTGTCAGTGCGGGCGCCCACTCGGCTGACCCGGATGTAGCCTGCGAAGTAGCTCATACCTCTATCGCAATGAACACTACTGGACCTACTATGCGGACTCCGCCACCTTTCGTGGCATCCCGATCGCCGGCGAGGCGGGTTACCACCGGGATGACTGGGAGGGAGTCCAGATCCGCATTCGGGCCGATGGATCGGTCGATGAGCGCGCCTCCTCCCACGAGGGCTACAACCAGCGGCCCGGCCCCGTCGGCGGCTGGGCTTCCGACGCCGGCCTCGATGCGGTCAAGGAGACGACCGAAGCACTCGGCCTTCGCGCCGAGAACGGCTGGGGCCCGGAGACTCACCTCCTGATCGTCTCCGGCGGCAGCCACGCGGGCAACACCGCCGGCATACCCCGCATCGAGCGCCTCACTCCACGTGCTCAGGTCCAT